ATACATATACACCTACAGCAAACAATACTGCTGGTACACAAAGACTGGCTGACGGATCAAAGATCATGGGAGCTATCAGAGGTAGAGATGCAATTTATATTTGGTCGGATACAGCATTATTTACACAACGTTTTGTTGGTCAACCGTTTACGTTTGCATTTGCACAAGTTGGAACTAACTGTGGACTTGTTGGACAGAATGCATGTGTAGAAGTAGATGGCGCTGCATATTGGATGTCAGAGAATGGTTTTTTTAGATATGGTGGTAGACTAGAATCATTACCTTGTTTAGTAGAAGATTTTGTTTACGACGATATAAACTTAACATCAGGAAATCAAATGGTATCAGCTGGTTTAAACAATTTGTTTGGTGAAGTTATATGGTTCTATCCATCAGCTACATCAGATGTGGTAAATAAAATGGTTGCATATAATTATTTTGATTCGACTACACAAAGACCCGTTTGGACTATTGGTAGTTTAGCTAGAACAATGTGGAGAGATTCTGCAGTTTTTGGAAAACCACATGCATTAGAATACGATGCAGCTACAGACACGTCTTTTGATGTTGTTGGTAATACTGAAGGTAGAACTGCATATTATGAACACGAAACAGGGACCGATCAAAATAAAAACGGAACTATAACTGCTATAACATCTAACATTGAATCAGGTGATTATGATATTACACAAGGAAGAACTATACAAGGTAAGTCTTCTGGTATTGCTGATTTTAGAGGTGATGGTGAACACTTAATGAAAATAAGAAGATTTGTTCCAGACTTTGTATCACAAACTGGGACTACAAGAATTACATTACAATTAAAGAATTATCCTAATAGCACACAAAGCGGATCTCCTCTTGGTCCTTTTGACGTGACAACATCTACTACTAAAGTAGACACACGTGCAAGAGCTAGAGCAGTATCTTTAAAAGTAGAAAATACAGCTGCGGATCAAAGTTGGAAGTTAGGAACATTTAGATTAGATGTACAACCTGATGGTAGAAGATAATGGCAAAGATTACACAAGTTATAACTAGACCATCACAAGAATATGACTACACTGTAGCAGAAGCACAGACTAGAGACTTAGATGGTATAGTTCAAAAATTAAATACTACATATCAACAAGACTTAAAAGATGAGGTAGAAGCACAAAACTTCTTTTTGAATTAATGGCAAATAGTTTTATAAATAAAAAAGCAGACTTAACAACAACAGATCTAACGACGTTATACACAGTCCCAGCTGCAAAAACAGCGGTAGTTAAATCAATACTAGTGTCAGAAGACGCTGGATCAGGGACCACTATTGACGTAACATTAGTTGATGCATCAAGTAATATATTTAGTTTGTTTAAGGCTAAATCTATATCTAGTAATACGACTGTAGAGCTTTTAACACAACCTCTTGTCATACAAGAAAACGAAGTTTTAAAAGTGCAAGCTGCACAAGCTAATGAATTACATGTAGTGGCGTCAGTATTAGAAATCCAACCAAGGGAGGTAACAACATAATGAAAGTAATAAAACCAAAAGAAATAAAGACTACAATAAAAAACAAGAAAACAGGTGAAATTTACGAAAATGAAGAAGCTTTAAAAGCAGCTAATATCCCAGAAGAAGATATACAAAGGGATGTAACTGTGATAATGCCTAGTTTAGATTTACTTGGAGAAATAAAAAATGACTAAAAAACCAGTTGTTCAAGGAGGTGTAGAAAATTATTTAGGTAAACAACCACAAGTTGTTGCACCTAGAAAATGGCAATCTAGTCCAGACGCCCCTGCAACAGAACTTGCTTATATTACAAAAGCAGAAAAAGATTTAATACTTAAAAAAGATATACACGGATCATTAGATAAAGGTCCTAATATGGGTCCATCAGGAATCATGTCA